GGCACCGCCGGGCAGTTCGTAACGGATCTGGTCAGCGTTGGGGCCCGACCATGCGCCGAAGGCGGGACCAGTCTTTGGCGCCTTCGTTTTGGTGAATTTGTGGGTGCTCGGCACATGTAGTCCGGCATCTGACATTTGGAAACTCATCAGACCCTCCTGGGTCCTCTCGCTAAACCGGGGGGAGGCTGTGGCCCATGCCACTCGACGTCGCCCTTGAAAGCTGGATGAAGTGTGCTGTCACCAGCAACACGTTGTGCTTTGTACGTCGCGATGTGAGTGACTCGACGGTGGTATCGGCGATCGCCCATCAGGGTGAAAGTGACACCGGCCATGGAGTCGGCCACATCCTTGCTACCAGTTGGAGGATGGTCCACCTTCTTGCCAGCATCCACCAATTCAGTCAGCTCTTGGGTGCCGATCTGGATCAGCTTGGTCTCGTCTTGGCGACTGCGGACCAGATACGGCGGGAAGGCGACCCGGTCCTCGTAGATGGCTTCACGTAGGTCGTAGTAGGGGAGCATCTGCTTGTCGACCGACAGATAGTCGGTGGCGATCTTGCGGCGAGGGAGCTGTTGCATGGTGTCTGACGATTCGAAACCATCCATCGTCACCAGCTCCAGCTTGAACTTGAGATCTTGTCGGAGGTTGTAGATGAAGTGCCTGACCTCGCCGAGTCTTTTGCCTGTGTAGATTGATCACGATGTAGGGCTTGAGCTCGTCCTCGATGTTGACCATCTTGCGGATGTGGCCTATGGCGAACCCGAGCGCATCGCCGTTGCCGGAGAACCCGATGTCCAGATGACCCACTCGTCGGAGAGTGTCGCCAGACTTGAACCAATGAGCCAACTTCCCGTCCTCGTTGACGGGGGGCTCGTCGCCGTAGTACTCGACCCAGCGGTCCACGCATTCGTGGATCTTGTGGGTGAGGCTGATGAACGGATCACCGACCGCCGGCGGGATGCCGGCGAGGTCCTTGAGTGCCTTTTCTGGCTGCCGACGGAACTCGTCGTAGTAAGTCATCGGAATCTCGAGGACGTTCTCGCTGAGCTCGAGGAGCCCGTTCTCTATGACCTGTGGCGGGATCATCTGCTTGCGAAGCACGTCGTAGTAGAACTTCTCGATCTCGCCCTTGACGTTGGCGTAATACGCGTCGCCGCGGGACTCCCAGATGGTCATGTTCTCGGCGTAGGCGTCGTCGCGGTCCCGGAACTCCTGGAACATCGCTTCGGCGAACCCTGACTGGCTCTTGCGCTGACCAATCAGAACGATCAGACCCTTGTCGCCATACCTAGACGTAATACGGTTAACGATCGTCTCGTAGCCGACCTGGGCGTACATCTTTCGTTCGGTTACTTTGTGGGAGTCGATCTCGTCGATTACGCCACCCAGCACATTATAGCCCTCGAACTGAGTGTCCTCTGAGCCGCCTGGGATGATCACGACGTGCTTGGAGAACTCGAACCGATTCTTGAACTTCGGGTCGTAGGGGTACTTCTTGAACCACGGCGAGTACTTGATCCGCTCCTTCACGTCACCGAAGATCACGTCCTTGGCCTGGGTCTCAGAGGTCGACATCATCATGAATGCGATGCGTGAGCCGTCCATCAGGCCAAAGAACTTCTGAGGGTTCCGCAGGCACAGGGTCCAGTGGACCAGATAGGTCAGCACGATGGAAGCGATGGTGGTCTTGCCGATGCCGATGCCGCCAACGATGATCGCGCGGAGCACCTTGGATGGGTTCTCGGGTTGGGGGTCCTCCCCCATCACGGCCACCAGGGCCTCGCGAACGCGATCCCGAGTGAGCTCGGCCACGTTGAGATACTCGGGGCCCAGGAACTCCTCGAGCGAGGCGGGCCGCTCTACGAACTGGGGATACTTCGCCAACCAGTCGAACTCCTCTTGGGGTGTGAATTTGTTCACAGCTCACCCACCTCGTCGAAGTCCTGACTGCGAATCATCTCACGGGCATATTCGCAGAGCCCCATTGTGGCATGACTCTTGCTGTGCCTGTCCATGAAAAGGTAAATCTCGTCGGCGATGTCAACGATCAGAACCCAGCCATTGGGCATCTCGGGGGCCTCCGGCATGATAAGGCCCTCCATGCACATGCCGTCGATCGTGTTTTCGATTCTCTCTATGTCGGGAGATTCATTCATCAACCAGGACCGATGCCACTGGTAGGGCCCTGGAGGGCAGCACGCCGGTACGCTGGTAGTCCTCCACCATTTCGAATGTGATGTCGGCCGGGTCCCATCCGGCCTGCTCGATTTCGGCCTTGGCCGCCGCCACCAGTTGCTGCGGCGACGAGGCTGTGGGGAGCGCGGCGCCGACGTTGTTCTGGATCGCCACCAGGGGACGGTTGAGTTTCGGGTCGACCAACTTGGCCAGGTCGACGCCCTGTCGGAACAGGGAGTTCACCAGCTTGGACACCTCGGGACTGAGATCCTCCTCGGTCTCCTCCCAGTCGAGTCCCTTCTCGAGGCGCGTGGCGTTGATGTCCATGAGAGCCATGAGCCCCTGGGTGATCATGCCCGAGTCACGGGTCTTGAAGAATTTGGCGAGCTCACTACCAGATGATCGGGGCAAGGTGCAGACGCTTTCGGCTCGATAGACGTAGCAAGAGGATGCCAGAGAACAGATGTCGCAGGCAATCATGTCAGTGGGTCGTTCCGCTCGAGGCGGGATTCTTTTCACGATATCCGGCTTCCACGAGACTGCCGGCGTCTCGGTGTCAAGGTCCTCGTTGTCGGTTTGCATCGAGTTGCCAAGGCCATCCTGGCCCCAGTTCATCGCCGAGTACTTGAGGCACTGGATCATGTATCGGCACCGGGCGGCCGGCTCAGACAACTCGGACGGCTTGAACCCTAACGATCGGACGGTGACGGCGTGATCAGCGGCGTCGCGCCAATTCATCCTCTTGCCGTTCGGCAGGTAGAGGTCGCCGCCACTCGCCGGCGCACGAGGATCGAAGTCGAAGGTTTGGAACCCCATGCTGAACAGGAGCCGATAGGCGTACAACCCGTGAATGAACAGCTCGGCCTTGGGGTGGTCCTCTTGGATTGTGCGGAGCATCTCGTAGAATGCGCGCTGGCTGGCAGCGTTTGGAAGGTCGGTCAGCACGATCATGTGCTTCTGTCCCTCCACGGGGATCTCGTCGACCGCGGCGCCAGGAATGGTGTACGGCTCGGGGTCATCGCCGGCCGGGTTCTCGAGCATCCACGCGAGCAGCTCCATGGGGTCTACCCCATATTGCCAGGTCGGATAGACGGCATAAGGCCGAGTCGATCCCGAGGCGTAGGCGGCCGTGCCCTGGTCGCCCACATGCAGCATCCGCCAGTGGTCGAGGTGTGGCGGCATCCACACGGACATGAATTTGACGGGGTCGATGTCACGCTTTGCCGTGTATCCACGGTCGAAGACGACGTCCACGGTAGCCGTGTCGATCATCTCCTGGATGTATCCACCGGGGTTGCGGAACCAGATTTCAGGCATATTCGACAACCTACCTCGTTGAATGCCACCACTGTGATTTAGCCACCCGCTACAGTGACACCCCCAACCCCTTGGAGGAGGGCGCGAATGAACGAGGAACTGGCTCGGCTGATCGGCCACCGGCTGATCGCCCGCAAAGACGTGAAGGCTTTGCAGACACCCGACAGGGGTTACGAACGCCGAAAGCGCCAGTTCACGATGAAGAATATGCACGAGCACATCGAGGGCACCCGGTCGTGGGGCCACTACCTGCTCGACACGGACTCGACCACCAAGATCTTCGCTTTTGACATCGACGTGGACAAGGAGTACCGGCACGTCGTGACAAACGAATCCGACCCGGAATTCGAGCGGATGTGGTTCATCCTGCAAACCATGGCCGACGGCCTCGGGCAGCGCGCCCACCGATCGGCCATCGAGATGGGTGTCGATTGCACCATCGCCGTGAGCTACGGAGGAGGCAAGGGATTGCACGTCATTGGCATCTTCGATGAGCCCCTTCCTGCCTCTGCAAGTAGGTCCCTGGCCGAGGCGATTCTTGGCTCCTTCAACTGCTTTCAACTGCACCGGGGAGATATATTTTGGAAGCACACAGACCACTACCCAGAGCTCACGATCGAGGTCTTCCCCAAGCAGACGGAGGTCAGCCCTGGCAGCTACGGGAATCTCATGAGACTACCTCTGGGCGTCAACGCCAAGACCGGAAGAGACGCCTTTTTCGTGCGCCCCGGTCAGTTGCTGGTCCCAGATGATCCCATCCGTGTCCTGCGGGAGGGCAGCTTCAAGTGAGCGACGATGCCGTAGAGCGGATCAAGAAGTTCGCCGACAAGAACCTGCCCGAGTTTCGAAAGCAGGAGGCCGTCGAAAAGGAAGCCGCCTCCAAGTACGCCGATCTGGTTCCCGACTTCTCGTCGGATGACCCCGAGACGCGGGAGATAGACGACCTCCTGGACAGGGTCGACATCGTCACGGCCTACAACCGATGGTGTGACAAGTCCGGCACCTTCGATCTCAAGGTCGGCCGGCGCACCGACGGCATCATGATCCGATGCCCAATCCCCGGCCACGAGGACAAGACACCGTCAGCGTCGCTGAACACCGCCAAGGACGTATGGCACTGCCACGGATGCGAGCAAGGTGGCGACGTTTACGACTTGGCCGCATGGCACTTCGGCTACGACGTACCCAACTACAAAATGGGCCGAGGATCTGGGCCTGACCATCGACCGCACCGGCGAAGTGAAACCCATTCTCCCTGACCCAACTGTCGCCGTGACAACGACGGCACCAACCAAGAAGGACGTAGAACCTGTACAAGAACCTGTACTCATAACCCCGAGCGCACCGGTGGCGGACGCACCGGATCTGACAGAATCAGAGAACGTAATCAAGCTGGTACCACCACTTGAGGAAATCGAATCCGATCGAGTCACGGGCGACACCATCCCTTGGGAGTCATTCGTGGCGAGGGGGACATTCCTATGGAACTACATGGTCGAGGCCGACAAGGACCCATTCCCGACCAACTTCCACCTGTTCAACGGCCTCATGCTGTTGTCGATGGCCACTGGTCGCTACTGCCGCATCGACACGGGCACGGGCAGCATCGCCGGGAACCTCTACATCTGCCTCTACGGCGGGACCGCCAGCGGCAAGACACAGACATGGGCCCTGGCCAAACGCGTCCTGCGCGACGCCGTTCCGTATGATGGAGATGGCCCCTCGGCCGGAGCCCGCCTGATCGGCAACCCGGCCAGTCCCGAGGGCATCCACGATGCCTTCCACAAAGTAACCGAGGACCCAATCGTCGGCGAGGAGACACATCCCGTGAACGGGGTGGTCTATGCGGACGAGTTCGCATCCATCCTCAACCGCCGCGCCGGCAACGATGTAAAGCCGATCCTCACCGAGTTCTATTCGGCGTCAGGCCCCGAAAGCAGGACTAGGGCCGGTGGCAACGACGTGACCATCGAGGAACCCTACTGCTCCTTCCTGACCGGCACGCAGCCCCGAGCCATCCGCACCCACCTCGCCCAGCAGGACGCCGACTCGGGATTCCTGAATCGCATCATCTTCGCCCATGCCAATCCGAAGCCACCGCGGTCCATGCTCGACGGCACCAAGTACGACGAGAGGATTCTCGTCGATGAACTCCGCAGGGTGTGGCTCTGGGCCGAGCGCAACGCTCAGACCCTCGAGTTCACCATCGAGGCCGCCGAGGTATACCGGGAGTTCTGGTCCCGAATCATCGCCCCCGGAGCAGCATCCGACGACGACGAGACCAAGGCGTTCACCGCCCGCATCGAGTTGCACCTGTTCAAGATCATGCTCCTGATGGCCATCAACGAGGAAGAGACCGAGATCAGCGCCGAACTCGTCGGCCGTGTGTGTGAGGTCATGCACGACGTTCTGGCCGAGGGGTACCGCACCGTGAAGCGGGACATCGAACGAGACGACATCAGCGAGGACGTCAAGCAGCTCGTCACCTACATCGACAGGTTCATTGTGGAACATGGCTACGCTCCCACAGCTCGCGACATCAACCGCAGGACGCCATTGCGCCGGTTGTCGGCGCCCGAGCTCCGCAACACGATCATCTTGGCCGAAGATCTGGGTCTCGTCGATCGCGAAACGCACAAGACGACGAAAAACATGAAGGTCGCCCGGTTCAGCACGATCAAGTGACGGAGTTTAGCGGAGTGCTACCACCGGGTAATTTGTCACAAAGAACACGCGCCCGGCGCACCCCGGCGCGATGCGGCGCAGGGTGCAAAACCCCTGGTCAACCCGAAGGGACAGCGCCAGGCGCAGGACTGTCCCTTCGTCAAAGAACAAAAGGACGAGGGTGGCTTTGAGAACACCCTCGCCCTTTCCTGATCTGAGCGGCGGCCGACCTCAGGCGTGTGCCGCGCCCTGGCGTCCTGCCACTCCAACCCTGACCTACCCAGTCAGAGCCGTCAGGACACCTCTGGCAGCGACACCTCGCCGTCCAGACTGATGGTGACGGGCCACGGGCCCGGAGGGAAGTCGCCAGCGTCTCCTGGGAGCCCTGGGGGCCCCTGAGAGCCGGTCGGACCGGGAACACCCTGGGGACCGTGCGGCCCGGCGGGGCCCTGTGGTCCAGGAGCACCATCCTCGGCCTGTTCGGCAGCGAAGGCGTTGTAGAGCATCACATGAAACCGGAGCTCACTCACGGCCGCATCGGCCTGGCCGGACCCGTCGGTGACGGCACTTTCGATGGTCCAGACAATCGCATCCACGGCCCAGGTCGGCGCCACGGGTTTACTCGCGTCACCTTTGATGCCGTCGTAGTATTCCCTGATTGTTGGCATGGCAAGGTCCGAATCTCCTGGAGGGGCAAGTCCCATATTAACGTATCGCACGAGCTGTAAGGCCACTCGTAGTCGCATGTCTCCGCCGTAGGACATATCAATCTTGCGGCTCGTCCACTCCTTGTGATGGATGCACCGGTTCACGGACCACCCGAACTCGAGACAGTGGGCCGCTGCCAGCTTGACCGAAGTATCTATCTGTTCCGCCGTGTACGGATCGGAACCATTACCTAGATTCTCGACCTCGACACCGACCCAGTGCTTGTAGCCGCGCATCGTGTTGATGCGGCGCGCCCGCACCTGAGAGACCGTCATGGGAACCTCATCGCGCTTGGCGCGCTCCAGAACCTCCGGGTCACCATTGCCTGGGTGTGCAGTCCTGTTCACCGACACGACATGGCACTCGCCGGACTTTGGGGTGTAATACTGAACCAGGGCCTTGTTGACGATCAGGGCCAGTCGAACGGCGCCGTCAGGACGCCGAGCTTCCACGAGGTGCGCTTCTTCCAGCCAGGGCGCTCGATGACTTCGATGCCGTAGTGTCGGAGGACTTCTGGGGACAGCGATTTGATCTTCATGCGTGGCTCCAGTTCACATTGGCGTATGACCAAGATACGTCTTCATGCGTGCTTGACCCTACAAGTCCTGTCGTCCCGATATTACCGGCCAACCCAGAGAAGGTCCCGGATGAGGCCCCCGAGATTGTGCCGGTGGTGATCTTGAAACTGTCGATCTTGTCGGTGAGGTCCACGGGTGGGAAGTTCTGCATGACCACCGAACCAGCGATCATCCGACAGTTCCGCGCCACGACCAGCACGACGTTCGGCGGGATCACCAGTTCACCCACGTGGATCTCGTAGCCAGGGTCGGGGAGTATGAACTCCCATTCGCCGTCCAGATAGCCGAGCACCTCGAGGGCTCTGGCGATCCTGTCGTGGTTTTCGCCGTCGTCCTCAGGCGGCAAGGTCAGTCCTCTGTATTTCGGCATGGCCTTCTCCTCGTAGGGGACTCAGTTCACGCTAGCTAGTCGAGTTCGGCCGCACACCCATAGCCACAGGCGGCGTATCCAGCCACGTCTACCCAGTGATCTTGCTTCTTGGGAGAGGTGGTGATGCGGGCCAGCTTGACCAAGATCATCAGATTGGCGACATCGACAGAAGTCAGCAGGTAATCAAAGTCGTCGGAATTGAGCTTGAGGTACGCATTCCACATATCGGCGATGTGGACGAAGTTGTCCTCGGGGTCGTCGTAATCGGTGTTGCGATCCGTCATCACGGCCTGGTTCGCCCGGTCGAGGGTCGAGGATCTGTTCTCCTCGCGCGACGGGATGGTGACGGTCGGCGAATGACCCCCAGGTTCCACGCTCATTTCGGCCGGGTTCAGGTAGGGCCCGCCCCCGACGAATGGTCGCTCCAGGTCACCTTGCATTGAGAGCCTCCCAGGCTGCTGCTGCTTGTTGTGGCACGACCGAGTTGCC